CTAAGATTGGAGTTGATTCTATTAACTCACTAAAAACTAGAGGTATAGTGTAGTGGCAGAATCTGACAATTATAGCAATTTAGACAATAACAATATAGGTAACGTAACAGAGTTTAACAACGATGTTTACGTTTATGGAACTCTTTATGCTGATTTGTTTGGCAATACTTCAATTGAGCAAGGAGTAAATTTAGATGTTAATAATTTATTTGTTACTGGTATTGCCACATTTAATAAAGATGTATTCATTACAAATGGTGCAGAAGGTTATTTTGATTATTTAACTGTAAACCATAGATTTAATGTTGGTTCAGCAGGAACTGTTTTTGTTGCTATATCTTCACAAAAAGGTGCTGATGATGGTCAAACTATTGGTCGGGTCGGAATTGGCACTACACAACCTGATGCAAGATTCCAAGTAGGTACAAGAGGTAAAGATAATAACGGTGTTGATTTTAATAATTCTTTTGTAGTTACTGAAGACGGTTCAGTTGGTATAGGAACTACAGTTCCCACTGAAAAATTCCAAGTTGGAGATAAATGCTTAACTGTTAGTGTTGATCCTTGTAGGGTTGGTATTGGAACAACCATGCCTGAAGGTAGGTTGCAGATAGGTATAAGAGAAAAATCTGTTATTTTTACAGATCCTGCTTCGGGGATAACTTCCGTAGGTATTGGAACCACAAATCCGTGGCAGATGTTCCAAGTTAATGCCGAAGAGAAAACATTTGTAGTCACAGAATCTGGTGCTGTAGGAATTGGAAGTACCTTCCCTGATCAAATACCTGGATATAATACTGCTGAAGGTGATATAAAATTAAATGTAGAAGGAACAGTTAAGATTGATAGAAATATTATTGACTCTGCTGATTCTCCAGGATTAAATGGATACTATTTAAATCGAGATGGTAATGGAATTAGATGGGTACAAGCATCTCCAGTATCATTGGATGGAATGTATGTGCAGGATGAGCATGTAGATTTACCTTTAGGTGGAACTGCACAATTGTTCCAGTGGTTGAATTTTACGCAAAAGAATAGTGCAGGTCTTGGTACTGATACATTAATTCCCATACCAGATCCAAATAATCCCACTGCGATTGCAAGAATACAAACCCAAGATTATTGGGGTCATACTAATATTCAGAATGATTCTCCAATCTTCAGGATGACGAAGGTTGGTATTAATAATAGTAGTCCAACCACTTGGTTAGATATAACAGGTGATGTTCATGCAACTGGAGATGTTAAATTTGATTCTAAACTAGAAGTAGATGGTGATACAGATCTAAATGCCAAGTTAGATGTTGATGGTGATACTACTTTAAATGCTAAACTTGATGTAGATGGTGATACTGATCTTCATGCTAAACTTACAGTAGATGGTGATACTCGGTTAAAACAAAAACTTGAGGTAAATGGTGAGACATTTTTAGATAGTACATTAGATGTTGATGGATTAACTACATTTAATGATGTAACAGATTCTTCTTCATCCACTAACGGATCTGTCCAAATGGATGGTGGACTTGGTGTTGCAAAGAAATTAAATATTGGTGGAGACACTAAGGTTGAATCTTCAACACAATCTACTAACCAAAATACTGGTTCATTGCAAGTTACTGGTGGTGCTGGAATTGCTAAGAACTTAAATGTTGGGGAAAATACAAAACTTATTGGTACATTAGAGTTAGAAAATACACTAATTGATAAGTTGAATGCAAATGGATTTAACGCATCTCGTACTAAGAATGATTATAGATTAGCTTCTGTTGAGAATGGTGTTAATTGGAGACCATCTGGAGTAGAAACAACAAATATCATTTATGTTACTAGAGATGGTGATGATAATAATAGTGGATTATTGGAAGGTGATGCTAAAGCAACCATAGGTGCTGCAGCAGCAATAGCACAAGAAGGAGATACAATTAAAGTTCGTTCTGGTGTTTACACTGAGAATAATCCTATAGGATTAAGAAGAGATGTTACTGTTTCTGGTGAAGATCTTAGATTAGTCAGTATTATTCCTCAAAATATTAACGACGATGTTTTTTACGTTAGAAGAGGATGTTTAATACAGAATGTTAGTTTTCGTGGTACTTCAGTTACGCAGGATTGTATTGATTGTGCTGCAGTTGCTTTTCCACCAACACAAACATATATTGATGCTGGAGTTTCTGCTTCCCCTGCAACTGGATTTTTAAATGCAGGACCAGCAAATGAAGGTGCTACTGGTAGATGGAAGTCTCCATACATTAGGAACTGTACTAACTTTATGAGCAAGAGTATTGGTATGAGGATTAATGGTCATCATGCTGATGCTTCTTATACAGGAACTAATAATCTTGGTCAAGACTTAAAGAGTATGGTTTGTGATGCTTTCACTCAATATAATGAAGCAGGTATTGGTGTTTCTATTTCTAATAGTGCTTATGCCCAGTTAGTTTCTATCTTTACTATTGGATGTGAGATAGGTATTGGGTGTACAACTGGTGGACAATGTGATCTTACAAACTCTAACTCATCCTTCGGTACTTTTGGATTAGTTGCTGATGGTACTGGTGTTGTTGAGTTTGATGGTACTCTTGAAGCAGCAATTGATGGTGAATCTGATAAGGTTAAATTACTTGATTGTAGAGATTTTAATACTCCTAGAAGATATAGAACACCTTTTGATGGACAAGCAGGATATTTTCATTTAGATATGAATGATTATAATGATACTACTTCAACTGCACAAATAACTGAACCAATGCAGTTAATTAGATCTATTACTGTTGTTAATGGTGGTAATGTTGGTGATTATAATGCTGGTGCTCCTCCACTTATTACTGCTACTTTACCAGAAGGTCCAGAAGCAATTTTTGCTGAGTTCTCTGCAAATATAAGTGATGATGGAATAATAACCTCTGTTGATGTTATTGCTAGTGGTAGAAACTTCTTACCCACACAGACGATAACTCTTTCTGTTTCGGGAGGTGGTTCTGCACAATTGACAGCAGATATGGATCCTATTTTATATACTGTTGATAGTGCAACAAAGACTGCAGAAACAGGATCAAATGCAGGAAAAACTACCATAACTTTTAATGAGTTTATTCCGTTTGCTGTTAAAGCAGGAGTAAAATTTGAACTTGTTAGAATGAGTAGGATTATTACCAGTTCACATTCATTTGAATACATAGGTGCAGGTACAGACATAAATACAGCTAACCCATTCCAGGCTGGAGATCCAATACCAGAAAATGAAGTTGTTGCCATTAATGGTGGACAAGTTCCTTTTACAAGTACAGATCAAAAAGGTAATTTCAGAATTGGTGACGGTTTGACAATTGATCAAACTACGTCTACAATAAGGGGAAGGGATTTTAATAGAGCAATACAAGCACAATTAACACCATTAATTCTAGCGTTGAGATAATATGGCAATTGCACCAGTCAATAAGTTTATTAATATTGCAGTTCCTGTAGCACCAGGTACGCAGAAAATATATGAGGTTCCTACAGGAACTTCTTCTTTATTATTGTATGCACAAGTATCTAATGTTGCAGTAGGAACTACTTATCCAACAGTTACATTCTTTCAGAGAAGAGAATCAAGAAGTACTGGTAATACAAGAGATATAAAAGTAGTAAAAGATGCTGAAATACCACCAAATGATGCTTTAATATTGGTGGATGGTAGAATAGTATTGGAAAAAACTCCTTTAGTTATTGATAGAGTATTTCTGCAAGGTACTCAAGTTGGTGTTAATACTATTACTAATGTTGCTTATGATGAACCTACAGGAATAGCAACTGTTACTACAATGACTGATCATGGATATAATGCAGCAGAACAGATTACGATGGGTGGAATATATTTTACCTGTTCTGGTAGTACAGGAATTACAACTAATGTTTTCCCAGATCCTCAACAATCATATACTATAGATTCTATTCCCAGTACAACAACATTTGCTGCAGATCTTGGTGGATCTAAGGGATATACTCACATATATCAACCGTCAATTCATCAATTTAAACGTGCTTCTGCCCAATGCATTGAAGTAGTTGATGGATCTGGTAGTGGACATACTGCTGGCAGTAAGTTTAGTGTATGGTTTTCTGAATATAATCCATCTACTGGTGAATTAGTATTAAAAATTGGTACTAACAGTCTTGTAAATGGTAATACTATTAAAATAGCAGATGATTCCTTAGTGTTTACCTGTTCTATGGATAATAACTATACAGAGCATTCTTATCCAAGATCAACCGATCCTGCTTCAGGATCAACTTTGACACTTGCCGTTGCTGCTGCTAATGAATCTATTCGAGTCAATGTAGGAACAACAAATGCAGGTGGAATGGTTGCACCATTGCAGATGGAATTTATTGCGAGTATCTTAGAAAATAGTAATGTCTAAGAAATATTTGAGTGGAAGGGTCAAGAGAACCCCACAAGATCAATTAAAAGATGATCGTTATAAGTATCTTGGATTAGAGCAAGCAGAACCTAATCTTGGAGATCCTGTTGCTGGTGGTACATCAGGTATTCCTGCAGGTGGACAATATCAAATAGTATCAATACCTGGATTTCCTGGTCAAAGATTTTGGACTCCAATTGCTGGTGGTAGTACTCCTGGTGCTTTAAGCATATATGATGAAGGATCTCTTGTAGGAACTGCTAATAGTATTACCCAAATTGATTTTGTTGGTGCTGCTGTAGAAGCTACGGGTGCTGTTGGTAATGTAAGAGCAACTGTTACTGTTACTCCTGCTACTATACAAGCTACTCCACCTACAAATCCAAGAGAAGGTGAATTATGGTGGGAAAGTGATACTGGTGATTTATTAATATATTATAGTGGTGTTTGGGTTATTGCTAACTCTGGTGGTGGTAATATCAATCCAGGTCCCAAAGGTGAAATTGGAGATAAGGGACAAAAAGGTGAACTAGGTCTTACAGGACCTGATGGACTTAAAGGTATTAAAGGTGCAGATTCAACTGTAGCAGGTCCTAAAGGTGAAGTGGGTGCTGCTGGACAGAAAGGTGTTGATGGATATAAAGGTGTTGATGGAGATAAGGGTGAGGTAGGTGAAAAAGGTACTGGTGGTGATAAAGGACAGAAAGGAGAGAATAAAGGAGAACCTGGCGATAAAGGTGATAAAGGAGAATTGAATGATAAGGGTCAGAAAGGTGATAAAGGTATAGATGGTGCTGCTGCTAATAAAGGAGATGATGGTGATAAAGGAGAGGTAGGACAAAAAGGTGAAGGTGGTGATGGCAATAAAGGAGATAAGGGTGAATCTGGTGTAAGTATTAAGGGTGAACCAGGTGGTGCAGGTGATAAAGGTATTGAGGGAGATAAAGGACCACAAGGTGATGGTGCTAAAGGTAATGATGGAGATAAAGGTCAGCCAGGTGAAGATGCTGATAAAGGTCAACCAGGTGATAAAGGTATAGATGGAGATAAAGGAATACAAGGTGATGGTGCTAAAGGTAATGATGGTGATAAAGGTGCAGATGGAGATAAAGGTATAGGTGGAGATAAAGGTTTACCTGGTGAAGAGGCTGATAAGGGTCAAAAAGGTGAAGTAGGAACCACTACTAAAGGTCAAAAAGGTGAAGAGGGTACTGACAATTCCACTAAAGGTGATGAAGGTGATAAAGGTCAGAAAGGAGAACAAGCATCTGGTGGTGGTGTAGCTGGTAGTGACCACGATATTCAATATAATAATAATGGAACTCTTGGAGGTGCTGCTAGGTTACAATATAATGATAGTGATCATAAACTTGAATTTCTTAATTCTGGTGGGACTGTAAAAACAAAGATTCATGTAAATGGTAGTAATGAAACTGAATTTTATAATGGTGTTACTTCATCTAATAATGGTGCTAGTGGAGTAATACAGAAATTTAAATCTGATGGTATATGGACTCCAACTAAGATGTATGCTTATACTAGTCCATCATCTCCAGAAGATATGGGAGCTTTAGGTGATATTGCTATATCTGGTGGAACTGGTTCTCAAGGTTGGGGATGGGCTGATCCAAGTAATGTTGTTGCTCATTCTAAAGTAACAGTTTTTGGTGCTGGAAGTCATACTCATACTTGCGATATTAGTAATTTCAATTACTTTTATATAATTCTTACTGGTGGAGGTGGATCAGGTGGAGAAGGTGGATCAAACGCAGGTGGCGGTGGTGGTGGATCAGGTGGAACAGTTCATCAATATGGTGGTCATATGATGGTTGGTGTTACTCCAACAGTTACTATGTCAATAGCATCTGGTGGTAGTGCTAGTAGTAGTGGCAATGGAAATAATGGTGGTAATAGTGTTGTTACTACTAATGGTGGTAGTTCATATGCAATGTATGCTTATGGTGGAGGTGGTGGAATTGGTAATCAATCTTCTGTAAATGGTGGTGGTCACGCTGGTAATGCCTCTGGTTCTGGTGGATCACATTCTTACACAGTTGTATCTAATGGTGCTTTTGGTGGAGTAGGACACTCTGTTAACTATCTTCGTGGTTTTGGTGGACCATCTCATTGGGGAGGACCTAATGGCACTAACTTTAATGTTAAAGGTGCTCCTGGTTCTGGTGGTACTGGTTCTGCTAATGGTAGTGCTTCTCAACCTGGTGGTGATGGTGTTTGTGTTATATTTGAGTTCTAAATATCTAAAATAGAAAGATTATGGGAATTGGTTACACCGATATAGCAGAATATTCAAAGACAAAAAGAAGTTCTGATTGGACTGAGTTTCTTGCGTCTTTAAGTAATGAGCAAAAGAATAATCAAACTTCTTTAGGTGCTGCAGGTCTTCATATGCAGTTTAAGGATTGGCAAAATTACAAATTAAGCCAAGATGTTACTGCTATTAAAAGTGTTTCTGGTATTACTTCAAGATGTGCCATAGTTAATGATAGTGATGGAATACTTTTTGGTGTATATCCTCAGAATGTTTCAATATCTGATTTTCATCATCCAACTGGAACTACTGTTGTTGGTATAGGAAGTACATATTTTACTGGATCGGAATGTGATGTAAATGCTGGATGGAAATATACAACATCTGCTGGATTCTTTAATCCTAATCTACCTACTAATGATGATTATCTTAAAACACTTAGAGAAACTAGAGATCTACTTCTTACTCAATCCGATTGGACTCAGAGTAGAGATGTAACTTTATCAAATGATACTGATTGGCAAACTTATAGGCAAACTTTAAGAGATCTTCCTGCAAATACTGCTGATCCTAGCAACCCAACATGGCCTACTAAACCATCATGACTATAAGTTTTCCCATAAATCCTAATATAGGTGATACATATTCTTTCGGTAGTGCTACTTGGAAGTGGAATGGTTATGCTTGGACTAGAATACCTGATCCTGGTGCAAAAGGTGAATCAGGTGGTCCAGGTGGTGATGGGGATAAAGGAGATCTTGGTACTAAAGGAGATAAAGGTGAGCAAGGAATTGTAGGACTAAAAGGTGAAGCATCTGTTGTTCCAGGACCTGAAGGTCCTAAAGGTGAAGTGGGTGATAAAGGTCAGAAGGGTGATGTAGAAGCAAAAGGTAATAAAGGTGAAGTGGGTGAAAAGGGTACTAAAGGTGAGATAGGGCAAAAAGGTGATAAGGGTGATAAGGGTGTTGATGGTGCGGATGGGCAAAAAGGTGACACAGGTTCACAAGGTATTGCTGGTGAGAAAGGAGAATTAGGTCAGAAAGGTGAAATAGGTGTTGGGCAAAAAGGTGAAGTTGGTTCTAAAGGTGAAATAGGTGATAAAGGAGATCTAGGTCAAACTGGCGATAAAGGTGATAAAGGTGAAGTAGGATCACAGGGTAATGTAGGTGATAAAGGTGCTACTGGAGATAAAGGAGATCTAGGTCAAAAGGGTGAAGTTGGTGTAGGACAGAAAGGAGTAAAGGGTGAAGTTGGTCTTACTGGAGATAAAGGACAGAAAGGTGAACTAGGAGGACAAGGTAATGTTGGGGATAAAGGTTCTACTGGAGATAAAGGAGATGCTGGAGATAAGGGTGATAAAGGTGAAGAATCTACTGTAGCAGGACCAGAAGGTAGCAAAGGTGCTACTGGTGATAAAGGTGATGATGGATCTGCAGGACCTCCAGGACCTTCAGGTGGACCTGTTGGACCAGGTGGGGATAAAGGTGATAAGGGTGATAAAGGAGATCTTGGAACTCAAGGTGGTACAGGTAATCAGGGACAAAAAGGTGATTCTGGTATAAAAGGTGATGAAGGTCCTATTGGTCCAGGTGGTGGACAAAAAGGAGAGAAGGGTGAAGTAGGTGCTCAAGGTATTCAAGGTGTTATAGGAAATACTGGAGATAAGGGAGATAAAGGTGAAGTAGGATCACAGGGTAATGTAGGTGATAAAGGTGATAAAGGTGATACTGGAGCACAAGGTGATGTAGGTGAAAAAGGTGATACTGGAGCACAAGGTAATGTAGGTGCTGCTGGAGATAAAGGTGATAAAGGTGATACTGGAGCACAAGGTATTGTAGGTGATAAAGGTGATACTGGAGCACAAGGTAATGTAGGTGCTACTGGAGATAAGGGAGATAAAGGTTCTACTGGAGATAAAGGAGACACTGGAGATAAGGGAGATAAAGGTGAAGTAGGATCACAGGGTAATGTTGGGGATAAAGGTTCTACTGGAGATAAAGGAGACACTGGAGATAAGGGAGATAAAGGAGTAAAGGGTGAAGTAGGAGCTCAAGGTAATCAGGGAAATAGTGGTGATAAAGGACAGAAAGGTGAAGTCGGTAATACTGGTGACAAAGGTGCTACTGGAGATAAAGGTGATAAAGGTACGTTAGGTGGAAGAGCATTTTCAGTAACAAATAGTGGTGCAAGTGATTATATTATCGATGGTGCTAATGATCCAACTCTTAATTTACTTAGAGGATTTACTTATATCTTTAATGTAAATGCAAGTGGACATCCTTTCTGGATTAAAACTGCAGCAACTACTGGAACTGGTAGTGCGTATAGTACTGGAGTAACTAATAACGGTATTCAATCAGGAACTATAACTTTTGAAGTTCCGTATAATGCACCTAATACTTTGTATTATATTTGCCAATATCATGGTGGTATGGTAGGTACTATTAATATTACTGATGTTGGACCTCAAGGTGATAAAGGTCAGAAAGGTGAAATAGGAGTTCAGGGTGAAAAGGGTCAGAAGGGTAATACTGGAGATAAGGGTATTACTGGAGATAAAGGTGAAGTAGGGCAAAAGGGTGAAATAGGTGTTGGGCAAAAGGGTGAAATTGGTGTAGGTGATAAAGGTGCTACTGGTGCTAAAGGTGATGATGGAGCACAGGGTGATGGTGGTGACAAAGGACAGAAAGGTGAGCAGAATGATAAGGGTCAGAAAGGTGAAATAGGAGCAGATAATTCTACTAAAGGACAGAAAGGTGAAATTGGAGTAGGTGATAAAGGTGATAAAGGTGATCTGAATGATAAGGGTCAGAAAGGTGAGGTAGGTTCTGGCTCAGTTCCTTCTGGATCTGTTATGTTATTCTATCAATCATCTGCTCCTACTGGATGGACTAAGGTAACAACACATCATAACCAAGCAATTAGAGTTGTTAACACTAGTGGTGGTGGTAGTGGTGGTGTTGATGGATTTACTGCTATGTTTGCCAGCAGAAGTTTAAGTGTTAGTGGATCTGGAACTGCTAGTGGAACTACTGGAAGTGATGGTAATGGGTCTACAAGTAGTGATAATGCTGGATCTGTTAGTGTTAGTGGATCTGTTAGTGGTAATTGTAGTGGAACTCAATATATCTACGCTAATACCAGTCAAGTATCATTAAGTACTGCACAATTAGCATCACACGCCCACCAATATCATGCTCCTCTTGGTACTTCTGGTGGACAATATGGTATTACTGATACTTTAAATGCTGGTTCTTCAGGACGACCTAATGTTAGTAGTTCTGGTAGTGGTAGTAGTCACTATCACGCAATAGTTAACTATGCCATAAGTGGTTCTAACTTTAGTTTCAGTGATAGTTTCAGTGGTTCTGGTTCTCCTAGTGATCACAGTCACTCAGGTCCTAGTCACACTCACAGTTTCAGTGATAGTGTTAGTGTTAGTAGTTCTGGTTCTTTGGACTTGCGAGTTGCGTATGTTGATGTTATAATATGTTCTAAGGACTAAAATAATATGAAACTGGAACAAGGCAATTTTTGCCCTTTAATAGGTAAAGATTGTATTCAAATGCAGTGTGCTTGGTTTACTCATGTTCGTGGTTTGAATCCTAATACAGGACAAGAAACCGATGAATATGGATGTGCAGTTACTTGGTTGCCTATGATGATGATTGAAAACTCAGGGCAACAAAGACAAACTGCTGCTGCTATTGAATCATTTAGAAATGAAACTGTGAAATCGACTATGAAAGCACAAGAAATATATCAAAGAGAATTAGAATTAAAAGCTCAAGAAAGATTACAACAATCTAAACAAATAAAAAATGTAACGGAGATAGAAGAATGAAACTAACAATTGTTCCTGAAGATAAAACTATTATTATTGACAATGAAGCAGTAATAGTCAGTAATGTTGACATATCTTGGATTCCTTCAGATGTTCATGCTGTACAGTGGGATAGTACAACAAGTAAAGGTCATATTGAATATATTCCTGAAAATAAATTTAATGTAGAAATTGTTGAAATAGGTATTTGGCAACAAGCAGTAACAGATCATGCTAATGAAAAAACTGCTGCATCTGCTGCACTAGAAGCAGCAAGAAATCATTTAAATGAAGTAAAAGAATATAGAAATGCTTTATTGGCATGGTCTGATTGGACTCAAGGTAATGATTCTCCATTAGATAATAGTAAGAAAGCAGAGTATGTAACTTATAGACAGGCATTAAGAGATCTTCCATCAACAATAGCAAATAGTGCTAGTTTGACTGCAAAAGCATTAGCAGATGATCATTCACATTCTAGTTGGCCGACAAAACCTTCATAAATGAACGAATTGATTCAGATTATTAAATTTCTGGATGAAGATAAACTACAGAAAATTAATAATCATCTTGACACATTAGAGTTTTCACCTAATGGGTTACTTGGTAAAGAAGATAACAAGGTTGATACCTCTGTTAGATCTAGTCTAGGTGTATATTTAAAAAAAGATCATGAAGTAACTAAAATACTTCATGAAAGTATGAATAATGCTCTCCTTGAATATAGGAAGAGAGTAATTAAAATATCTGATACTTTTAAATATTATCCAGTTCCTGGTGGAATTGGAACAACTTCTTGGAGAGAAAGTATACAAGTACTTCAATATTCAGAGAATCAGAAATATAATTTTCATTCTGATCAACACGTTGATAAACAAGCAATTGAATATCATAGAGCAATATCAATAGTTCTTTATTTGAATGATGGATTTGAGGGTGGTGGAACAGAGTTTCCTTATGCAACATTTAAACCAAAGGCAGGTTATGGATTAATTTTTCCTTCAAATTGGTGTTATCCTCATTCTGGACAGGTTGTTACTAAAGGTATAAAAAGAGTTGCGGTTACTTGGTATTACGTTGATATAGTATGAATATTGACAAGATAGTGAATATATAGTAACATATTAGAAATTGGAGTATTTAAATGGATACTGAGGAAACTGTACAAGATATTATAGTTGATGTCTGTAAAAAAAGAATTACCTTAATTAGTAGTGAAGGTGAAACTAGATTTGTTAAATGTGAAAGTGGTGATCAGTTCTTATCAGTAATGGAAGTTATTAAGAGAAGTGCTGAACCTGAAATCATTACTTACGTTGATCCTGTCTCACAAAAAGATGACTAAATAGACCATAGGAACTTTTGGCCAAAAGTGGAGTAAGATGCCTTTAAATAAATTAGAAAATTTTATAAAGAATAGTGAAGGACGCATTCTTTATGTAAATCCAAATGATCTTGATGCCACTGATGGTATTGAGAATCAAGGAAACTCGTTAACAAAACCTTTTAAGACCCTACAAAGAGCACTTATTGAATCTGCTAGATTTTCATATCTAAGGGGAAATGATAACGATATAGTAGAGAAAACAACAATATTACTATTTCCAGGTGAACACCTTGTAGATAATAGACCAGGATTTGGTATAAAGAATGAAAGTGGCGTAGCAAAAGCAATAAGTCCTGCTGGAACAGAAACTGGAGCACAAAATACTCTTACATTAACATTAAACTCTAATTTTGATTTAACACAGGAAGATAATTTACTTTATAAGTTTAATAGTACAGAAGGTGGAGTTATAATTCCAAGGGGAACCTCTGTTGTTGGACTAGATTTAAGAAAGACAAAGATAAGACCTAAGTATGTTCCTAATCCTACTGATGATAATGTAAAAGGTACTGCAATCTTTAGGGTTACTGGTGCTTGTTACTTCTGGCAGTTTACTATTTTTGATGGAGATGAGAATACTTTAGTATATACTGATCCAACTACTTTTGATGAAACTAATCAATCTAAACCACTATTCTCTCACCACAAATTAACAGTATTTGAATATGCTGATGGTGTTAATAAGTTAGATAAGTTTGGTGGGTTAACTGATCTAGATGTTTACTATAGTAAGTTATCTAATGCTTATAATAGGGCATCTGGTAGGGAAGTTGATCAAAAGTTCCCAACAGAATCTGATTCTTTTGCCAAGCAAAGACCTGAGTATGAAATAGTTGGTGCTTTTAATTCTGATCGTATTCAGATTACAAGTATTATTTCAGGTGATGGTGCAACACCAGGACAAGTTGTTACAGTAACAACAGCAGTTCCGCATGAATTGACTGGTGGAACACCAATTAAGATTGAAGGTGTTAATGCAAATGAATATAATATTTCATCAAAAGTTCAAACTGTTTTAAGTGATGTTCAATTTACTTACTTATTACCATTTGTTAAACCAGAATTACCTGCAGGTCCTGCTGGTGGACTGAGTGCTGGTAGTGCAGAGGTTAGTATTGAAGTTGATACTGTTACTGGTGCATC